ACTTCTTTATCTGATTTGTTACGTGCTAATTTTTCAAACCAGAATCTATCTTTACGTTTATAAAAAGATTTTACTGTGGCACGACTTTTACCACAGTACTTATGATAATCATATTTTTCTTTAGTGAAGTGATTCTTCAAAGAGAGATATGATTTATAGGCATCAAACGGCATCACTGAAAAACTCTACAGACGAAAATTTTGCCGGAAATTTTTTCGCCCCATTTTGGAATTAAAGGGGCAATTTGGCACGGGAGGTTCTCTTTAAGAAGTTAAGTTCCATTGCTTCGTACTTTAACTTCTCTTTCAGAGGTTTTGAAATTAGTTTGGGTACGGACTCCACGTCAATCGAGTTCATCTCACAGAAATGAACAATCGCATCGATATAACTCATGTCCTCATTGTCAAGGACAAGTTTCTCAATATCCTGCGCGAACTTTGACGGGCAGAAGAATTTCTTTTCTAGTGCTTTTTCTAGTTCATTCTCCATTCTCTGTCCTAGTATTGTGATGTACAAATTCCTTGATGTAACGAACTAGAAGCTTAATATAATCGTCTTTGTTCCGTTTGTCAAACACCTCGACTTCGCCACCAGGAGTTACCATGAGAGTAATTAGTTTTTTGACTGGAATACCAGTCATCTCATAGTAGGCACACGCATAAAATGTTTCTTGGACAAAGTAGTTCTCTAACCACTTCTCAGGTTTAATCTTTTCAGATGTCTTAAAATCTATGACTGCTAGTTCTCCCTCATACTCACCGATGCAGTCCACTCTACCTGCCAACCCAAGGTACTCTGAATAAAGAGTTCTTTCAATAGCATGTATGTTATTTATCTTATCCAGATATGGCTTGGCATGATGAAACATAAACTGAGTCATGGGACGAAACTCTTCCCAGTTCAGTTGCAGATTCATCAGGTATGCTTGCGCTGCTTCATGAAAGTCCGTTCCCCGCGCAGTTGCTTTCTTGGTGATACGATTTGCTTCTTCAATACCAACTCGCTTTCTCCACTTTGCGAAGATCTCTCTGTTGTAGAAAGATGTCACAGAAGTAATGGAGGGCACCCACTGTCCATCAGGAAGATTGTAGAAGCGGATACCCTGGGTTTCTTTTTTGTTTAGTTCAATGTCACCTAGAAAATTATGATGAGTGAAGTTCATAGATTAAGTTCTGTTTTCGCAAGCAAGTATTCTTTACAGAGTCCAGAGCGGACAATATCTTCAACACCAAATTCAATAATATCAACGGATGGCATCACTCGAAGAATGTTCATGAAATCATGAATACCATTCCTTTCATTTTGTTTAACCAAGTCAGTCTGGGTAGCATCACCACAGAACATGATCTTGGTATCTTCACCAACCCTGGTAATAATACTATCAAGTTCGTGAAAGTTCAAGTTTTGATATTCATCAACAATGATGATTGCTTTGTCAAGAGTTGTGCCTCTAATAAATGAGGTGCTCCAGAAACTAATGGTGCCCTGAGTTTTCAGATTACCATACAGCATTTCAAAATCTGTCTCTGTTGGGAGAGAGAACATATACTTTACCATATTCTTATAAGGAATCTGGTAGATGTCAGACTTATCTTCATGATCTCCAGGGAGGAAACCAATCTCTCTGGTTGCTACAAGTGAACGAACAATGTAAATCTTTTCATATGGAGATCTTTCATCTAATACATCTCTGAGTGCATTATAAAGAGTGATGAAAGTTTTACCTGTTCCCGCTGCACCATACGCGACTAAGTTTTTATCATTAGCGTATGCATCAAATAGTTTTTCTTGATTGTCAGTGAGGGGATCGATGTCCCTCATCAATTCAGTATTAATTGGTTTGCGACGTTTCATCTGCTTAGCAGTTAAACCGACACCAATAGGTTGATCTCTTTTTCTTTTAGCAGGCATAGATTAGACAGGTTTGACGGTGGATCCTGGGGCTTTAGAGCATTTGTTGAGAACGTCGTTCCAACCTGGATGCGACTTCTTCAATTTATCGTAGACTTCTCCAATCTCTCCACAACCAGGTGCGGTAGTTGGATCACTCCAGTCTCTTTGCCAGTCAGGATTATCCTCTAACCACTGTGTCCATGCATGTACGCTAAGGATAACGTCTTTTTGTTCACCAGTTTCCTTATTAATAACAGGATATGTAGCCATAGAAATTAACTTACGATGTAATATTTATTCACCACTCTAGTGCTTCAGCAATAGAAGGGAACTGTTCTTTGAATACACGCTTTGCATCATTAGCGATGTCCATGTGCTCCTTCTGTGTGCCGTTAGCAGAGCGCAAATCGATATAATGGATCCACGACCTAATAGATCCCGTCATGTAGAGTCTTGTGGGCACGGCGAGGGGAAGCACAAAACGAGAACACTCCTTTGCGATTCCCTCACGAATCAGTTCATTATAGAGATCCATACCTTCATTGAAGTATTTCTCAATACGCTGTTTCAAAAACTTAGTCTTTTCAGGATCGACATCATCAATAGAGTTCTGGCGATTCTTTTCATCCTGACGACGCAGTTCAGGAATAGGAATACCAGCATCCAACCAGTTGACATCAGCATACCGCTGGGAAAACTCTTGATATGTGAAACTACGGTGACGCAGCACTTGAGCCGCGATACCTCTAGTAGTATTCAATTCAAGAGTCATGAACGCTTGTTCAAAGATACTCCAATGCTGATGCTTAATACAATATTTCAACAACCCAGAAAACTTTTCGTTCTCCTGATTTTGTGGGTTGCTTACGCGAGCACAATAGGCAATGTGTTTCTCCGCGTCAGGAGTTACACTGATCAGTTTTACGTCGTTCACTTAGTTTCAGTTCTTTTCTATAAAGTTTAGCATACATCACATCCTCTTGGGAATACCACTCAGGATGTTTCTTTGCTCGTTTAATAATTTTCTTTGCTGCTTTTTTGAGAGATAACTCTTCCATAGAGATTAATCGGGGTAACCATCATCGTCGTCAAAGATCTCATCATAATCAGTTATAGTTGCACTACTTCCGCTAGAGTATTTAGTCACGTCGGAATATACCTCTGACTCTAGCACCTCCACTAAAGATTTAAGATTACGCACGATCAGTTTAAGTCGTTCTTGCTGTTCTGCTTCCATAAAAAAAGGGGGCATATGCCCCCATTCTATCAACCTATTGGTAGTAAGTCAATCACTTAGTGTAAGTGTGTCCGCGATAAGTGAACTTGCCGTGAACTTCTTTGGGTGCAGATGCGAACTTCTTAGTCACAATACCACGATAGGCAGTGTGATTAATTTGTGCATCATGCAGTGCAGATTGCTTTTCAATCTGCTTACGAATGAGGTTGAGTGTGTTCATAGTAGTACTCCTAAAGTAATGGATTTTTAGGCCCGTTCCTTTAGTCGTTTGCGTCCCCGAAGGGATGAACGATCCGTTCCGCGACTTACTTGCGTCCCACTAGTGGGATGAACGTAGGGTTATTATACCCTTCATAGATTATATAGTCAAGTAGTTTTGTAACTTGTGATACAGTTTATACAAACATCCCTGTATCAGACATGAACTTGAGAGTCTCTTTCAAATTGCCACGATGATTTAAACCAATAGCAACTTGAGGATATTCCGCTTCGCTACCAAACTCAGCACGGAACTGCTTATCACTAAAATCTACGCCAAGTAAAAACTCTTTTACTTGCTGTCCACATGCTTCAAGAACCATTTTTGCTCTTTCAGATTCTTGACTACCGTTACTATAAACAAGTGCTTCAATCATGACGCTTTCTCCATTCGTCTATTTGTTCTTGTGTTGGAACAATTATTCTAAAAGCAAGTCCTTCTTCCTCAAACTCTTCATTCATTTTTTCGTAGGTTTCGGGCGTGATATTTTCAAACATCATACTTTGTCCACAGTTTACGAATGTTTTGAGTGATGGGCATACCACCAATATAAGTCTCTAACAGTTCACCATCTCCATCTGCAATGACAAGAACAGGAGTGGCAGTTACGTTATACTTTTTGGCAAGTGCAAGATTCTCTTCAGGAATTGGTTCATCACTAAAGTCATCAAGATAAATCTCTTCAATGACACTCTCGCGTGGATCTTTAAGAGCACCAATGTACTTTTTGACAAGTCCACAAGGCCCACATGATTCTTTTGTAAACATTAAAAACTTAGTCACGTTGCCTCTAATAATTGTTTATTCAAATGATTATGCATCTGCTAGTTGTTCTTTAGATGCATATGCTAATGGATAAAGTTCATCAAGAATATTAGACAACTCGGCATAATCGTTTTCATAATAACGATTTCCATCCATGTTTCGTTGATATTTTCTCACGATTGAGAAAACTTTTTGCCATTGTTGTTCAGTCACGTTGCCTCCAGTCATCAGGTTTATCTCTTTGAAACCAATCTCTTATCTCATCAGCACTATCGAATCCCGTTTTATAATTGGATGGATCGGGATCTCCTAAACCCATCCTATTCATAAAATCATCAACACTACCTTCCTCAATATCGTGAGCGGCTTGACGACGTGCTTTGTTCAACCAATCTCTAGCAAGAGTATGTCCCTTAGCAAGTTTCTCTGCCCAGATCATATCCTCTAAAGGCACTTGTTCCTTATTAGCGATGCAACGGCAGATAGACTCCAAACGAAGTCGATACGCGGTAGAAAGCATGTTAGTTCCGTTTGAGTTTGTCTTTAAGATCAAGAACCTTATTCACCTCATTGACAGCAGCAGACATCCTATCACCTAGAATGTCCATGATATCTTCGTAGATTATTTGATTATCCACGTAGTCATCGAAGTATGTGTCGATTGCTTCCTTAAGATACCTCTTTCGATGCCACTCAGGAGAATAGGGTT